AACTAACTAGTAGGTAACTTGTCCACTCGGAATTAAGGAGGTCGGAATCTCCCATTTACCTACTATCATTCTAGTAAATCATGTAAATAATGTCAATACAATTACACAGTAAACACGAACTATTTTTCAGTGTTCTGTTTAGATTGTTCGACTTGCGCTAGTTTAGTTTGGTGTGATTGTTGGCTTTGTATTAAACTAGCTGCGTGATTTTGTTGTGATTGCTGTAACTTCATTTCATTCTCTGCTTGGGAATGTTGAAGTTTCATAGCGTGTTCTTGTGCCTTCATCTTCATTTCTTCCTGCTTCATGGCTAGGTTCATTTGGTGTTCCTGTGCCTTCATCTGAAGTTCAGCTTGTCCATTATCGGCTGTTGTTAAAGGAACTAACGTACCTAAAGCCTGTGCCATTTGAAGCATGGCCTGTGATTTTACCTGTAGGTTTAGTTGTTGATCCGCTTGCACCGCTAAGGCATTTTGCATATAGGCTTGAATGACTTGTTCAAGTGTGATTAATTCTTGTTCTGGATTCATACTTTATTCACCTTCCATCTGTAGAAGTTTCTTGCGTATACGAACCCATAAACTAACGCAGATACAATGAATCCGTATTGTTTTGTTTGAATGGCATAGGCAATCCATAGTAACTGAGCGAATACACCTAATGCCCAACCTATCTTATTATTTGAACCTGCTAACCAAACACCTAAGACACCTATAGCCATTAAAAACCAACTCCACATTATTGCCCAACTCCCGTTCCTGCTTGTTGCATCTGTACTCCATTGGCATTAGAAGTTGATCCCATACTACCCTGCTCCATTTGCTGAAGTTGTTCTAATGCAGCTTGCTGTACTTCTTGTGGCGACGCACCTTGTGAGAGCATTTCAAAACTTTGGTCCAGAATGTCAGTCAATTCCTTCTCTTTGTTCTTCATTTCTTCCACGTTCATACGCTTGATGATCTCGTCTTTGTTGGAGAAATCCATCGACTGAATCAATTCCTGTGGTGTGATTAGGGCCGTTGGGAAAATACTACCATACTGTCCTTGCATGTTCGCTAGTTCTTTTGCATCCTGCATTTGTTTCATTCGTGTTATTGGTGCTTTGGAACTAACATCTATGAAAATATCATATTCCAAATCTTTATATTCCGTACCAATGAATGGTTCAAAGGTATATTCGTTCGGATTTTCCCCCATGACACGTATCCATCGTTCTTCGGTGTAGTAAGTTACCATGAAGTCAATAATCAGATTGCTTAGGTCTTGAATATAAAGTTCCACATCATACATTTGGTCACGGTCACGCATGGTCGAACGATCAATCAGGCTATTCACACCTGACGATGTTTGTAAAGAACCTACAGATTGTCCCATGTACGCTTCAGACAATCCAGTAATTTCACGGATATTCGCCTTTGCGTTCTCTAACATGTTAAATAGGACCTGAGGAATCTGTGGTGGTTCTACATACGTAATCGCTTGTGCAGCAGGTACATTAGAAACGAATGTGTGTCCTGGTGCGTTTCCGTACATTGCTACCTCTTTCGGGTTAATACCTGACTGAGCGTGAACAATCTTCTGTGGGTTCTGCATCAATGTACCAATCATCGCTATAATACTTTCCACTTTGTTAATAATCTTCTGGTTATCTAAGATAAATTCACACGTAGACATAGGCCAAAAATCTTGACGCTGTGGATAGTCCTTCAGCATCGCAAAAGGGTATCTATTTGGCTTTAAAGGTTGTTCTAGGAGTATTTTATCACCGGCTAAGTAAGTCACCTTGTAGGTGTATCCTCCGGCTTCATTCGGGACCTTCTCATAGAAGCTAAGGAAATTGACTAGTCCTTCAGTTTCTGTCGTGTAGTCACGGTTGTAGATTTCTCCACGGTCCTCAGGGTTGTTCGCACTTTCTCCTGCTTCCCCTTGAAACTTTGGATGACTCTTAATCCATTCCTTTGTTTTTCGCTCCATAATAGCTACAAAACGGCAATCCTCTAGGGTAAACGCACTTGGATCAGGGAAGAACGTCGCAGGATCAATCTCACGAACCTCAATATCCCCTTCAAATTGAAAGCCCTTATCCCCTTGAACCGTTGCACCCATGCGTCCTTCTTTGCTCTCATTCCAACATACATGAGCAAGACCTAACCCTAGTAACTTAGAGGTTTCAATATTTTCGCGTACCACTTTTCGTGATTTGGTACGATCCCATACATATTGAAAGGCATTGTCTAGACTATCCACTCTTTTACGACCACCTGGTGACACCGCACGCAGTTTTCCTGTTGGGTTGTCCATTGCTAAAGCAGCACGTTTCGTGTATTTCACTAAGTGAACGAAGTTTGTTACAGGTTTTGGCAACCAATCCGGAGCGTTTTGAAGCTCCCACTGTTGATTACGGTCAAAGGCATCTAATTCCTTCATAATCGCTTCACGCGGTTGTTTCTTGTTCTTTGCCTTTTTATATTTTGCTAGAATCTCTTCCGCTTTTGTTTTCGTTGCCAATCTAAATCACCCCTTAAAAGTTATTTCTTCCGTTGTTCTCGTGGTAGTATTGTTTCACGTCATTTGGAAGCAAGTCCACTAAAGACTCATTATATTCCTGGTTTGTAGGCTTTGGTTGCTCGTGTTTGTGGATAATATTAATGTGAATACCGTTTATAACCATCCCTATTAACAGACCTAACACGAATGTTACGATTATCATCATTCATCCTCCTAATAGTAAAGCCATGCGCTATGACTTCCTTTCTGTGTATCATCGGTTTGTAGAGCAAACGGAATGTCTCCATTATCGGTTTTTCCGTTAAAATCCCTAGATTTATAGGATTTCTGCATTAATAAATCAGGATTATCAGGTAATTCATTGATTAGATACCTTAAACTGTCCATTGCGTGGTTGTCCTTGTCAATCGGTTTGTTATCTGGATTCTTTTTAGAATCAAGTTCTTCAGGCTTATATTTGTAGTTCAATCCTTCTCGAATAGTATTCACACAGGAACTAAACACTTTCAATCGATCTAACGAAAAGTAAGCATTGACTTTTGCTAATCCTGCATCAATTCTATTGTTTCCGTCCTTAAACCACAAGCCGTATTCTGCGTAGTGGTCAAAAATGGACCGCATATCGTTGATATTGTTTCGCTTTCCGGCAGGATCTCCCACCAGGAATCTTAGTTTCCCATATGGTACTTTTTCCACCATTTCCTTCATCCGTTTTGCATGTTCCGGAACAGGCATGTTGTTCTTGTAATACTCGTCGTAAAGATAGACGATTCCGCTGTCAGGATCAATGGCTGCCATAAGAAGTACAGTTTCATCCCGAATACCAAAGTCGGCCCCACCCATTCTCTCCCAATGTGGGGGAATCTTGAATGGTTTCACGATATGGTCCCCGAATGTCTGGTAAACCGCACCTTCTGAATAACTAAACGAACCATTCAGATAACGATTGATCCAGAATTGGGGTTTTCCTGCTGCTGTTGAAGCATAGAATCCTGGTGGAAGGTACGTATTTAAGTGTGTTGGTGCAACGTGTGTCGCATACTCATTGTTTTTATCTTCTTCAGGTACGAAATACGGCTCCTGTGCGTTATAAATGTTTGCAGACCTAAGCAAGAAATCCGTTCTAATCCACCCTAAATCAGGGTTAGATGATAAGATTCCCCTGTGATTCTGTGTGGTATGGTTCCGCAAACGGGTCTGTAACTGCACGAAATAATCATACCCTACCTCTGAAGCTTCCTCTATCCACCAGAATGATAGATTTAGAGAACGTGCCTTTCCTTCATCGTCTAAAGATCTAAACAACACACGATGACCGTTGATTAGCTCCACATAGTTCTTCTGAACGGACCTAGACGCTATAAATTCTTCAGGTAACATTTCAAGAAAGGTCTTTTGAGCTGTTTGTTCTAACTGATTATACGTGGCTGCCCCTATTAGGCTTGTCCCTTTTGGTGTTTCTAAAATCAACTTCAGCATTTCGGCTGCTGCTGTCGTTGTTTTTCCTGATCCGTAACCACCTGCGTACAAGCGGTATTTCGATGAATCCGCATGGAATTTCACCTGGTGTGGTAACGGGGTGTAGCAGAACAAGATTGCTCTACACTCTTGGCAAACCACATGCCATTCTTGACCGTTTGTTGGTAGAATATAGTTCCCTAGTTTACAGTGATCGCACAGTTTACCCACATAAGGCCGTTGCATTAATGATGTCATAAAAAACCTCCTTTCTTATCCGACATTTCTTCCAAGTATGAATTAGTTGCCCGTCAATGAGCGCATTTCTACCCACGTTCCAGGTGTTCCTGTTACCGTGCAAATCCATCCCTGTAAAACGTACTTACTTCCTGCTGTACCTAGCTCAGAAGGTACTTTGTTCCATCTTCTGTCCCCTCTTGTCCATCCAGTAGCAGGAGAATCAGCCGTTGGGCTTTGTGAACCCCACTCTTGTTTATTAGCTCCGTCCACGCTAAACAACGTTTTTACATTGATGTTTTCCGTTTGGAATCGCTTAGCTAACAGCTTGAAATTCTGATCGGATACTCCGCTATATTGTGTAGCTGTAGCCCCGTTTGTCAGGTTAGCTTCTTGGAGGATACAACCCTCAACGGTTGTACTGCCATCTTGTAAGTAGATGGCTCCCATAACCCCATTAGCTTCCACGCCTTCGATATTGAATTTCTTAACATCTGATTTGAAACGAAAAGCATTTGAACCACTTACCCCGAAACAAGTAATCGTTCCGCCTCGCCATGAACCACCGTATACTTTGTATAGTTGAAAAGCATCTACATTAGGTAATGCTGAACCTGTAAGTAATCTAAACTCTCCGTGACACGATTCAAAATTAACCGAGCGAACCACCGTATTCTCACCTATCTTGACACGTTGACCACCGATGTAGCAGGTATCGAAGTTATAGGAATCTAAGTTCACGGAACCATCTATTTCAAGCGCAATATCTGTAGCGTCCACTCGTCCAAAGGTACAATCTTCTGCTTTGAATACTCCACTATTAAACCCGTCTGCTGTAATTTTTAGTGCGTTTCCACCAACAGTTGAACCGTATCCAATTCTTACACGCTTCATAGATATGTGAGACACGTTCGAAGTTTGGAGCGCAGTGAATCCACTTGCGATATTTTCAAATGTGACATTTTCTAAATAAAATTGAATTGGAATATTTCCACCTAAGTTAGCTGTCACATCCCCTAATCGAAGTCCGTTCCCAGTACCATTAAGATCGAAACGCAATCCTTTAAAGGAATTTCGTTGATGTTTAGTGGATGTAGCCATTGCCCAACTTGTACCGGTATAATGTAGTCGTGAACCTGTTGTACCTTCTCCGATACCTTCAAGGAATACATTCTCAGGAACTAATAATGTCTGACTGTACTTATATTTAACAGGAGGTTTCGGAAAGAATACTGTTCCACCGCCTGCGTTGAACACGTCGGTAATAGCTTGTTGTATCTTCGTTCCGTCATCAGCTACGTCATCACCAACCGCCTTGTAATCAACTATTACGTCCACTCGTTGATTTTTAATTTTTGTCTTATTATCCGCAAAAGATGTATCAATTTTCTCGAAGTTCTGCTTCAGGAAGGTGTCGTAATTGAACACGTCGCTTCCTTCAGGTAGGTTAAGACCTAAGTTGTTCGATATTATGGTCATCATCTGACCTCCTTTATTTTCTGTATTCCTCTGTTATGATGCAAGGTTTTGGAATGTTTTCATCGTGCGTACATTCATGCCAATCTATAAATTCTCCTGTTTGAACTAACATCTTCAGGTCCTCAAATAAATTATTTTTGTCACCTAAAGCATTTAGGAACACTTCAAATGAAAATAATTCATCCATTATAGGTGTAAACGGTCTCCATAAAGGATAATTGGTAATAATATTTGTTACTTCTTCTTGTTTTTCGGGGCTAAAACTACCTCTCACAGCATATTTCACCTATACCACCACCCATGTTCCACCAGTTAAGGTTGCGTGATTCCCGTTTCCGCTTTGGTCTTGAACAGTTCCTGTTGCCATATCATAATGAGCGACTATGGTTTCGCCATTATAAATCTTAATATTGTAAACATCTGCTTTAAGGAAATTGGCTCCGTTATCAAATCTTGCAAAGAAGTTCATTGCATACGTCTTAACTGCCGATATATTTATAGTTAGAGTTGTACGAATGTTAGAAGCTTCGCCTGAAGTCGTTGTACCTGTGCCTTTCACAAAAGACCCTGTATCGTATAACCGCACATATCCACCGTCTGTTCTGTTTGATGGGTCAAAAACATATCCAAACGTTGAAGCAGTTAAAGGTTTATATAACGTAACATCCATAACAATTTGCGTATAAGCTAATACCGGGGTCCTTAGTCTATCGTCTACTGCATCTGTTTGAAGGTAGTAACTCGTTGTACCACCCGTAGCAGATACTGTAGGTACAATCACAGAAGCTAATACACCTGCCACTACGGAATTAACCGTCGCATCACCTACTGCGGTTGCTGACACGCTCGGAACTCCTGCGATTGCTTGGGAAGTTCCTACAGGTGCTACAATATTTGCGCTTAATGTTGTAGTGATACTAGGAGGTAAGGAACTAACCTGCGCGTTCCCTACAACCCCATTAACAACTAAACCAACCATTTCTTCAGTGGTAACGATAGGAACTAGCCCAGAAGCACTTGCAATTATTGATACTGAACTAATTGATACAGACTTTGCCTGTTGAGTAGACACACTAGGGGCGAATGTAACCGCCCATGCGTATCCAGGTCTTACATACGGTTGATTGTCGGGGATGGGAAAAGCTACCCCTATGGTGACATCGACTCCAATTCCTGCCATGACTGCACCGCCTTTCTAGCTAACGGTGATTTTTAAGATACCGTTTGCATCCCATACGATTGAGAAGTTTCCGTTAGTTGAGGTCTGATCGGCTCCGAAGTCTACATAAGCTAATAGCGGTTTCGTTGCTGCGGTTGCAGGTGAGTCATCATAAATAATGGCATAACGAGCTGTAATGGTAGAAGAAGCCCATGTTACGTCGGCAGCATCTAGCGTAATGATATTGGTTGCTCCAGTATAGGTTGCAGTTTTAGAAGCTAAAGCTTGCCCACCTGCTGTGTACCCTGTACCTGTCACTTCGTTTGTGATGTCAGAGAAGTAAGCGTGTGTATCTTGGTTAGGTGTATAAGCACTAGTTGTTAAGGCCACTTTGATTGTATCTGAGGAAAAGTTAATTTCCTTGCTTAGTGCTTTTAATAGCGCGTTTCCGTACCAAAATGCTGTAACTGCCATGAATAACCCCTCCTTAGTATACGGCTACAATGTTTGTAGCGGTTGTTCCTGTCGCTTTGACTTTTGTTACTGAGATAGGCAATATTATTCCTGCGGTTACACCTGTAAACGTTACGTTTGTGCCATCTGCCATCGTTACAGCGATGTTTCCTGAACTGCCCACGTATAAACCTCTCGTCTGTGGCAAAACGTTTGTGTCGCTCAATGTCACAGCCTGAGCGGATTGTGCGCTACTATAGACATTAACCGCTTGTTGACCATAAGGTAAGTATAAATATTCACTCATTTTATTCACTCCTTAGTAAAAAAGTCTGTTTCTCTCTTTTATTCTATGATATAATGGAGTATTTTACTAGATTTTATTTAATAGAATCTGCCCACCGAGCTAAGACACCTCTAAAATCTTTTGTGAGGTCCACTTGATTAGCGAAATCCTTTGGTTTTGCATGTTCGATGTAGGAACTAAACCCTGATAGGTGTTCAGGTATGTCCATTTGCCCCTGATGGCCTATCATAATCACCTTGCAGGTATCATGACAGCGTGTCAGGATCATTTTTAGCTGATGTTTTGTCCAATTTTGACTCTCATCAATGATTACTGTTGCCTTTTCAATGTTTCCACCTCTCCAAAATGCCCAGGAAGTGGCATGAACCCACGCATGAGGACGAAATTCCTTCTTGCTGAAGATGGCTTTATCTGGTGTTTCCCCTATTTTTCGGAGTGCGTCGGTCAAAGGGATCAGATATTTTGCTTGTTTTTCTTCTTCATCCCCTGGGGTAAACCCGAAAACACCTTCTTGCACGGGACTAAAGAAATAATAGAGCGGTTGTTTTAGAATTTTGGCACAACCTACCGCAATTGTGGTCTTACCTGAGCCGGAAATGGAGTCCGTAATCGTCAAATTGTAGTTAAAAATAGAATCTGCATACGCTTTTTGCTCGTCGGATAGATTTAACCCATAAAATAACTCGGCTGATTGTGGTAGTCCCATTAGTCCTCGTCCTCCTCGACATCTTCTTCATCCATTACACCAATTTCAATTAAATAGTCAAAGAAAATCGCTGCTAAATCGTCTACCTCTGCTTCTTCAGGTACATATCCCATTCTAATTAGCTTGTCAAACAGGTAATCTGCAATTTCAGACTCATAGATTTCGATTTTCTTTTCCATGAAAACTCCTCCTATTGATCGTCTTGGTCGAAATGGGGATTGAAATTCATGTCATACTGTTCTTCGAAAGGTGATTGTCTCGGTTTCTTTGGAAAGGGACCTACATATTCCAAGCGTACCTTTGCTTTTTCTTGTTCTAATAGCCATTTCAAATTTGCAATCTGTATGTCTTTTTCGTCTAGGAGTTCCTTCAGACCTACGAGATAGTGGGTTAGGTCCACTGTTTCCTCTAGAGCGTGGTTTAGAAGTTCCTCAGGGGTCCAAGAATGTGGATTAAAAGGTTCAGGGTATTTCGCTAATCCCTTAGCAATTTGCGCTTCTTGCGTCCTTGTGAACAGAGCTAACGCCTTCTTGTAAAATGGTGTCATTATTTACGCTCCTTCAGGGCCTTTAGTATGTTCTTTCCGTAATCTATTAAATGACATAGGGAATGACAGTTACCACATAGAACTGAGAGATTCGTAGTAGAATCATCTTTGGAAAGCTGTTTTGTTTTTGGATTGTAGTAATCAAATCCCTGTTCTTTCGCATTATTTATGTTGGTTTCTGTTGGGTAGTATCTAAGTTCGTCCTCTACTTCCTGGTGTTCTTGATAGTTAATGTGGTGGATTTCCAGGGAAGTGCGGTGTCCACATAGTTCACACGCTTCTCCATAGGTTTTCAGGGCTGCTTCTCGGTAGTTTTTGTTAATCATGGTGTTGTTCCCCTTTCAGTTGGCGGGATGTAGGTCATTATGATCTTGGTGCTTTGTTTTTGTGCGTCATTGATGAGTTTGCTTTTTTCCAAGATCGCTTTTAAGGCTGCTACTTCAGTTCCGGTAGCATTTCCGAGACGGGCTAGGGCCGAACGTGCTTCCGCTTCTGCAATGGCAGCTAACTCAGATTCGATGAAGATATGGTTGTCCCGGAGGAATTTCCTCCACTCCTGGGGTGTGTATCCATAGGAGGATGCCAGGGAATAATGCGATTGATACAAGGTATCCGGCAGGAACCTATGGAATATCTGATCCATTGTCAGGCGTTCTTCGCGTCGTTCAAAGTCGTTCATTAGAATATCCACGCTCCTAACAAGAATCCAATAACTAATGTAATGAGTAGTGGTATACCTGCATGCCGTAACCATAGTAAAAATGATTCCCAACCTGTAAGATTAAACATGTTTATCACTTCCTACACGTTTTTGATTTCAATTTTTTTGTATCTAGAGATTTTGTCGTAAAACTCATCATCGTAGTCATCGGAAAGCTGAGTGTCATGTTCTGGGTGCAATTTATTAAATAGTTTTCTGTGCCACACAAAAGCCTGTCTATCCGTTGTTTTAGGCCACATGATCTTTTCTTTACAGTCATGACAAGCTGAGTAATGATAAACTCCCATGATAATCACTTCCACAGTGTAATTTGTTGTTACTATTATTTTACCACAATCTAGTAAAAAATGATAGAGAAAAAGAGACAGATTAGAAATCTATCCCTTAGGAACTAAACTATAGGAACGGGTTGAATGGTTTTTCTTCTTCGACTTTCTTTGGTTTCGGTTTTTGGTTGGATCTTCCTTCTTCTTTATCCATTTCATCTAGGTAACGCTGTGGGTCATGGTCGTATTCACCTGGTGTGTAGGGTTCAGGTACTTTTCCGTAGAAGTCTTGTGGGGTTAGCGGTTTCTTTTGCCATTCAGGTATTTCATCGGTAACTAACATTTCGACTCCATGTTCATCTGTGATGATCCGGTCATTCGACTTTAGTTCTATACCGTTCCAAGTTTTAACGGTTTCTTTTTCACTTTTAATGATAGGCTCAGTTACTTGTACTTGTACTTGTACTTGTTGGTTTACAAGTAATTGTACTTGTGCTTGTAGTTTCTCTAGTGCTTCTGTTTGTGCTTGTAATTGTACTTGTACTTGCGAATCTATGTTTGTTTGTACTTGTACTTGCGAATCGTTACTTGTACTTGTACTTGTACTTGTAACTAATTGTTCCAGGAATGCGTTTTGTGAGGTAGTTCCGCGTAATTCGTTGAATTTTTCTATTAGTTTTTCGTCAATTCTGAAGGTAATGTTCTTTTTTGCCATGATTATCTCTCCTTTTTTTACTTGTACAATTACTTTTACTTGTAACTTTATTTTATCGTATTACTTGTAAAATTACAAGTACTTTTACTTGTACAATTACTTGTAAATAATAGTACCCCCGGCTATTAAATGGCAGGAAAACGGGATAAACGGGGGGAGAGAAAGTTAATACATCCCACGCGCGCCCGGACTTGCAGCGATCAGGTAGCTTTAATGGGCCCAGGGCCGGGTTCAGACCCCCACCCACCCCATCCATACGCATACACGCGCAAAAAATCGCACTATATATGTGTGTGTGGGCGCATACACGCCCCATTATAGGGGAGCTAACGCATAAAGAGACCTAACACACCGCACCACACGCATAAGCGCACAGCACAGGGTCCTAGGCCTTCACACGTATATAGGAAGAAACACGGAATAAGGGGATTTAATGATACAATGATACAATGATAACTACAGCATCTATGCTTGAGGGGTAGAAAAATGACCTCACTTACTTTTTAAAATAAAATATAATATATATATAATAGATATATAATAATATAATATATATATCTGAATATTCATAATAGTGTCTGTAGTATAAACCGCTAAAGATAAGGTATTTTAGAAAAAATACTAGACCTCATATATGAAATCGTAAAGCGTACATACTACAAATGATCTATTACAAGTAATTGTACTTGTACAAGTATTAATACAAAAAAGTTTTAAAATAGTAGTTGACACTATCGATTACACTGTGCTATGATGAAATTGTACCAAAGAGGTACGCGAAATAAGGTTGAGTGGTTCGGGCAAAGCGTCGGTAGTTTAAAGACTACGGAAAACGCATATGACTCATATTCAGTTGTATGAACAGACCACTTGTAATAGAGCAAATAAGTGCTCAGGTTAAGAACCATTCCTTAGTTCGTTACTGTTGACGATTTGGAGCGTCTTTCTCCAACAAACTAAAACCTACACACCTAACGGTAGAGTTGGGGATGGACATAACGACCAATTGCGGTCAGGTGAATGTGTAGGCGGTAATCCCCTTATTACCGCAGATGTTAAAAGGGGAAAAAACAAATAACCTAAAAGGATGATGAATGATGGAATTAATCGAATTTTTAAATTATGTTGATAGCGGTCAATATGACCATGATATAGAATATGTAGATTCTAATATAATTGAAAATCCATGCGGAATATGGGGGTTTAGAGATGGGATCGAATAACTTAGAAGTAATCGAAGAATTAAAAGGAACAATTGCAAGAATGGAAAAAGAACTAGAAACAATCACTCACAATAAAAAGTTTATGGATGCAGCAAAATATGAGTTTTTAGAATCTGACACAAGTTTTTGGTTATGGAAATATAAAGAAGAATTAAAAGAATTAACTTCTTATAAAACATTATCCATGAGTAAACAACGATTAAAAGATGTTAGAGAGTATTGGGAACAATGGAACGCGGTTTATGGTTTAACCTCAAGACAATTGTTTTTCAATAAGGGGAATAAACACGGTTAGTTCCTATAAACAAATAAAAATATTATAAAACACTATTGACTACTATCCTTACACTGTGATATGATGAAATCAGAAACAAGGAACACCCAAAAATAACCTAAAGGGATGATGAATGATGAAAAAACTAATTGCGCAAGTATTAAAGGAATACAATGAAGCTCTAAACATTGACCCAGAAAACACAGACTCACTGTTTTTTATCTTAGATGAAATCGGATCGGAAAATGATTTAGACGAACAAGAGTTTGCACAGTTAAGTAAATTAGTCGAAATGAAATTGGCTTAGTTCCAACAAATAAATAGAAAAGGATGATGAATGATGTTGAATCAAACGAAAGTAAATGAGATTATGTCCCATGTTATGAAAGATGAACAAAAAGGAATAATCAATGAAGATACAATGTTTATGATTGAAACCGTTCTATTAAATGGAACAATGGAAGAACTAAGCTCACTAACAGGGGACTATTTCGAGTTAGTTCAGTCATACATGGATGACGATTCCTATGTGTTAGTTTCTTGGAATCGTGAAGGAGAAGGACGCACGCTCACTAAAGTTAATGTAAAATATCTAAACGATTGGGCACGTATCGAAGAATATCCAGAATACAAAATTATTAAATCACTCTAAAGGAGACAATAAACATGGCATTTGAAAGAGCTTTTCAAAACTCATATCAAGAACTACCAGAAACAACTAAATATCGCTTTGCTGAGATTGAACTAAAACACGGCTTAAACGTTATCACCACACTCTACAAACCAAGGTACACCCCTAGAATGTCAGCAATCAGCACATTATACGATTACCTGACACCAAACGAGCTAAAAAACCCTGAGTATGAAAGAGATTTTATTGAAGCGTTTAGCTCTCCATACTTCAATCAACCAAATAAACATGAACTGCTGCACTACTTAATGGCCCGAAATCACAGCTACACGAAAATCAGAAACCTGACAAGTGCATCTTTTAATACCATAGCTAAAATGAAATACGATCAGCCGAACTATTACCCTGTTTTTAAGCAATGGACACCTGACATGCTAGCTAGATGGGATGAACTAAAGCAACATCTCAACCTATTCAATGAAGAATTAGCTCACACAAAAGAATAAAAATAGTACTTGACGCTATCTTACACAGTGTGATAAGATGAAATCAGATAAAGAAAACAACTAAAAACCTAAAAGGTGGATGATGATAATGACTAACACTAAAATTGAAAATGTAAAAGGACTAAGCGCACAGGAGATCGCTTCACAATTTAAACAATTTGTAAATAAAAAACCAGGTTTTGACCTTGCTGATTATGATTCAATGAGTTCTTATAAGTCAGACTACAACAGCTATAAAAAAGACGCTGATAAAAACAGAAAGATACCTGAATGGAGACTTGAAGAAGTGTTTAGCTCTCTAACTCCTGAAGAACTAGCACACAGAGTGTTTGACAATCGTCTATACATTAATGATAAAGGCCAATTAGACTATATCACAGGTCAATATTTTTCGACAGAATACCAGTGGGCAGCTCGTAACACTTATGAAAAGGCCGAAAGAATATTTAAGTTGAAAAATGAAGGCAAGTGGTAATACACTTGCTTTTCCCTAACACTAATGATATACTATAGGAAACAGTATCCTATAGAGGTGATAACATGAAAATATGCTCAAAATGTAAACAAACAAAAGAATTAGATCAATTTGGTAAACAAAAAACTAAAAAAGCAAGTGGTGAAGTGTATTACAGACCTACTTCAACGTGTTTAGAGTGTCGTAGGTCTGATTCTGCACAGTGGAGAAAAGAAAACCCTGAAAAATACACGCAATCCGTTAAAGAACGTAATAAAAAATTATATGCTGAACTAAAAACTGATTTCTTCGCACTTAAAGCAGAAGGATTAAACCGCAGAGCTAGAAAATCAAATGTTTATGTATATGTAACACCTGAGGAACTAAAACAGTTGGGCCATCCTGAAGTGTGCTATTTATGTGGTGACAAGTTCAATGCTAATGAGGGTAGACAAATGAAAGCAGAATTGGATCATATTACACCACTATCAAGAGGTGGGGAAAATAAAGTTGATAACTTAGCTTGGATACATGGATATTGTAATAGGTATTTCAAAAATCACTTTACTATTGATGAAATGCTTCAGAAGTTCAAACAAATTACTGAATATCAAAGGAGCTGAGGAAATGCCTTATCAATTCGATAAAATTCCTATTAATAACCCTAAGCACGACAAAAGGGTGAAACTAAGTCCGGAAGATAAAGAAAATATAGTATCAGACTACCAAACAGGGTTATTTAGTCAACGTGACTTAGCGAAAAAATACGACGTCAGTAGGCGGTTAATTCAATTTACGCTCGATCCTCAGAAAAAAGAAATAGCAAAGCAGCAATTTTCAGAAAGGCAAAAAGATGGTAGATACTACAACAAAGAAAAACATAATGAATACATGAAAAAGCACAGGGACCACAAAAAAGAATTATGGAATAATGGATTTTTAAACGAATAAACACATAAGGAGCTGAGGAAATGGAACAATGTCCACAATGCAATGAAAATACATTAGTTCTTGACGGTGATGAGTTCGGGGAATTTTGTTTCTGTATCAACAAAGAATGTAATTTTGGGGATTGACACAATAAACCTTACACTGTATACTAAAGATAGTAAAACACACTATAAAGAAAAGGATGATGAATGATGAAAACACTACAAGTAAACACAGTTAATGGATGGAAATATGTATTTTGCAGGAATGAACTAAAGAAATGGCCTGTTATAACGGAAAGCAAAGAAAAAGCAATTAAAGGAGATCAACATTCTTTAGCTTACTTTCAATCACATTTCGCAAACAGGAAATTCAGAATAGTTTAGTTCTACCGGCTCAGGATGCGCACAGCTCCCGAGCCTTAAGAGGTGTAAATACTAAATATAGGGAGTGTTGAATGATGAAGACAGTAATGGAGTTAATTAGAGAAGAATTTTGCAGCCGTTATGGACTAAACCCTGACCAAATTGACATTGATGTACGCATAACAGAAGTTTCCAAAGAATTATCGGAGCAGATCGGCAAAGATTACGGCAATAAATACGAAAATACAGAGAATTATTTTATGGGTACAAAATGCGGTCACGTTTACAATGAAGAATTTGTGATTTACACACACTTTCCAAATAAAGAAGGTGATGACCTTGAAATCGACTTGTAACCTGGACCGTTTTAGTCACCCTCTCGATTCTGAGAGGGTTGGCGGTTACTGGATGGAACAGATGATTGAAGAACAAGCAGAGCTAAACAAAAAAGACTTGGTTGATCGGTATATCAGCACCTTTTATAGTGACTACAACTTAGTTCCTGATGTGGAAACGATACAAGAAATCTTTTATATGTTAGACCTGGATGACGATATGATAAACGAACGCAGGAGGTTGTTTTAAATGACTATAGAAAAGCTAATTGACGAGTTAATGAAATTTCCATTAGACACATCCATTATGATAGATAATGGGGATGGAGCGGTGAATATTGATGAAATCGAATGGGATAACTATTACGGATATACAAGGAAAGTAATAATTAAGTAAGGGGGCTAAAAATATGGGATTCATAGGCGCGTTTGGTTGGTTTATCTGGGCCGGAGCATGTGCGGCAGCTCTTTATTTCTTTCAAAAAGAAGAAACAAAAGAATATATCAAGAACTATCATAATGAACAATAGATACAAAAGACGAAGGAGTGAATTTTAATGATGTTTGGCGATAATGACTGCGTTGTTTGTGGAGAAAAGTTTGAAACAAAAGAAAAACACGACGAACACTACAAAAAATGTGCTAACGAAAATATTAAAACCGATTATACAAAGGAAGAAGTTTTTGACTTGATTCACAATAAAAATAATCAATAGTGCGCACTACTACCAAAAGACGACCTTGACAATACACTGTAAAACATGCTATTCTATAGATACATCATTCAGCCTTAAAAGGGTTTTTCTGGGTAGGGTAACACCTACCTAGTTTTTTAAGCTAAATGATTACACAGTGAAGAAAGGAATGACAGCAAATGGCAGGACATAGCCAATTACACCCGTATTTAAAATCATATGACGAACTAAACCGCACTATAAACCGCATTAAAAACTATGCAAATATCTATAAGGATACGATCACCACAAAGGAATTATATGATATTCAAACCATGATTGAATCCATTGAAACCGCAATAACTTGTATTCCAGAACAATTTCATGTTTCCAGGTATCAACAATTCAAAAAATAAACCTGAAAGGGGCTGAAATGATGAACAGGTTAAAAAGAATTAAAAACAGATGGGTGCCGGAAGATGGTTTCGGAATCGGACACCCTATTCACACTGATGAACTAGAGGACGATATTAGATATTTATTTGAAGTCATTGAAGATAGAACAAACGACATACTACACCAACAAAAAGAGATCGAAGAACTAAAGAAAACATGTAAAGAACTATCCGAAGAAATAGCAGCAGAACATGGGTTAGGAGGGGCCGAATGATGTTAATTAATGGGAAAGAAGAACTAGAACAATGGAAAAAGATACAAAACTTTGTTGAATCCTATTTAAAACGCGATGTTACGAATGAACTTATACCTAAGGTCCTAATAGAAGTATTAGAAAAACAACAAAAAGAGATCGAAGAACTAAAAGCAGAAAAACAGATTCTATCTAACTATAAATACATGTATGAACAGGCTAGGTATTCAAAATGATAACAATTGATAATGAATTTATCTACTTAACTTGCACTGATGCACAGGCCAAACAATTAGACGCGATCTGGGTAAAATCAAAGAAAATGTATAAGCTGCCTAATACCCTAGGAGCTTTACGAGAGCTACACAAACAAGGTTTTAACGTGATGGAGTACGGAAAAAATAAAGCAGAACAACGTGAAAGTTTATTATCCATTAAAAATTTAGAGTTCCCTAATACTATTTCTAATGGTTTGCGTCCATATCAGCGTGTGGATGTTAATTTTCTGCAAAGATTACCCCATTGTGGGATATTTTCCGAAATGAGGACCGGAAAAACCCCTACCACCTTAAAGCTAATCGAAGCAGAAGGCCATGAGAAGGTAATTGTTATTTGTCCGGCTTCATTAGTTCTGAATTGGAAAAAGGAAGTGGAAACATGGACAAACTACGAAGTTTTTGCCGTAAGTGGAACCAAAACCAAGCGTTCAAAGATTTATCAAGAGTGGGAATCGAAGAAAGGCTTTTTAGTTCTTTCCAAGGATACCGCCAAAGCAGACAGCGACCTTTTAAACTTTAAAGACTATGCTCTCATTGTCGATGAAGCGCATTTTTTAAGGAACTATCAGACACTACAATCAAAAGCGGTCTTTCATCTTGGCAAACATGCCACCAAACGTCTAGCACTGACAGGAACACCTAGCACCAACAAAGGAGCGGATATTTATGGTATTCTTCATTTTCTTTATCCTTCTCGTTTTAGTTCCTATTGGTCTTTTGTGGATCGTTATTTTAAAACATGGGACAGTCCTTGGGGGGCTAAAGAAATCAGCGGATATAAACGAAAAGAAGAACTCCAGGAAATCTTAGACCTAATCAGCGTACAAAGAAAACGTTCTGAGGTTATGCAATGGCTGCCACCGAAACAATACCAAACCATAACGCTAGAAATGGCACCCAAGCAACGAAAAGCCTACGATGAGATGTTGCACCTATTCACCGTTGAAGAAGCTGACGTGGACGCTTCAGGAGTCCTAGCACAGCTAACACGATTAAGACAAATATGTTTAGCTCCGGAATTGTTAGAGATTAACGCACCAAGCGCAAAAGAACAGTTTATTTTAGAGTGGCTAGAAGATAATCCTGATGAACAAGTAATTATTTTCAGTAATTTTAGTTCTTACTTGAAGGAATTAGCAAAGAAAATCAATAATAAACTAGGTTTAATTATTGGGGAAACAGGAAAACCAATGCGCCAAAACATTGTTGAACAATTCCAAGCCGGAAAAATTCAGGTAATCCTAGCCAATATTCAGGCAGCAGGAACAGGACTCACCCTGGACGCAGCAGGAACCGTTATTTTCTTAGATCGTGATTATACAGTTAGTTCCAATCAACAGGCCGAGGATCGTATCGTTCCGACGACACAACAGGCTAACCAATCATGCACCATTATTGACGTAGTGTGTAAAAACTCTGTAGACGAAACCATAAATGACTTACTCAAAAAGAAAAAATCAGTCATAGAAGTGATAAATAACTATAAAAGTATTAAAGAGCTAACCCAATGAGAGCATACAAAAGAAGAATAGGACTTTGTTTTGGGTTAGGTCTACTTATTGCCGGTCTATGGGAATTTTTTAAGTAAAGGAGGAACCGAAATGCTGAAGAAAGTCGGAAGTGCAATAATAATTATTCTTGCGATCCCGTCATTTATCATAGTTGGTTGGCAATTATTATCGGAATATGCTTATTATTTTGCAGGTTTACTTAAATTAATTTTTTAAAGTACTTGACTTATCTTACACAGTGTAATAAACTAAGGATAGTTAAATAAAGAGAGGGGAAATGAATGATGGGTGTAAATAAGATTAATTATGGGTCACTAGCACAAGCACTTAAACTAGTGGACGAAGGAGTAACAAAGAAAATAGAACTAAATAAAAACCTCAAAGTTTATGCGGTAGGGGAAAATGTAATCCGTATTGACATTAAAAAGGAGGTTAAATAAATGGGTAGCTTATATGAATTAACAAAAGAGTTTATGGATGCAATGGACAATATTAACGATCTGATCGAAGACGGTTTGGAAATTTCAGAACACGCATACACGGACACTCTAGAAATGCTACAAATGCCTTTAGAGGAAAAAGTGGAAAACATCGTGAAACACATGAAAACCTTGGAAGCTTTAGCCGATGCAAAGAAACTAGAAGCGAAGCGACTTAGTGAATCAGCTTCAGTGGACCTAAAGAAAGCCGAACGTCTAAAAAACTATATGGCAGATAACTTGAAAAATGCCGGAATCAAAGACCTACAAGCCGGAGTGTTTAACTTAAAGTTCCGAAAAGGAACGGAAGTGGTGCAGGTGGATGAAACAAAAACACCTTCAGTGGATGAAGCTCCACACTTATACCTATATCAAGAACCTAAATTCATGGGTAAAACGGATCTAAAGAAGCTAATCAAAGAAGGTCAGACCATTCCAGGTGTTAGCATCGTCCGAAATCCTGACTCGTTGGTAGTAAAATAAGGGAGGAATCACAATGAGCTTATTCAATGAACTTTATTATAGAAATGTGAATGAACACACTCAGAAGGTTCAAGGCTTAACTTATCTTTCATGGTCCTATGCCTGGGCCGAGATCAAAAAAGCGGATGAACACGCGTCCGTAACCATTCATGAGTTCCCTATGTTAAGTTCAGATTTTCGAGTGATCGAAGGTGTCACCGTTCCCTATCTAAAAACACCGGAAGGATACTTTGTCCGCGTATCTGTTACGATTAATGGACATACCGAAACCGAAACATTGCCAGTAATGGACAACAAAAATGTTCCTCTAGGGACCATTGGCCCAATATGGGTAAAGAAAGAAGGAGCAGCGAAGGCCGTAAAAGAGTTTGGACCTACACCGCAGCCAACAAGTTTTGATATTAACTCATCTCATAAGCGTTGTATGGTAAAGGCTATCGCTTTACACGGTTTAGGTCTGTATATCTACAACGGCGAAGATGTACCGGAAGTGGATCAAGAAGCAATTAAGAAACAACAGGAACTAGAAGAAGCAGAGCGTAAAAACTTTATCAGTATGGTGAAAGAGTTAGCTAATTCCAGGAAAGAACTAGCTATGAAGCTCTCAGGCCTAGAACATGCACTAAAAGGAAAATCCATCGATAAGTTCACATTAAAAGAAGCTGCAAGAGCCTTTGAAGTGTTAAAGGAAATGATGGGTAAATTACCACAAGAAGCGCAAGCCTAATATTAGTTAATAAGAGAAGGTGGAGTCCCCAAACCTTTAGCCTTCTCTTTTTATAAAACAAAGAAAGAAGGAAATTCCATGATTAATAATGTAACCCTTGTAGGCCGTTTAACGAAAGATCCAGAGCTAAAATACACTCCTTCAGGTGTAGCTGTAGCCAATTTTACCTTAGCGGTTAATCGTCCATTTAAAACAAATGGAGAAAATGAAGCGGATTTTATTAATATCACCGTGTGGAGAAAACCGGCTGAAAACGCAGCAAACTTCCTGAAAAAAGGATCGTTAGCAGGTGTAACAGGTTCCATTCAGACTCGTAACTATGAAGGTAGCGACGGAAAACGCGTCTATGTCACAGAAGTTGTAGCAGATCGTGTTCAATTCCTGGATTCTAAAGGGAGTGGACAAACTAATAACAATCAATCCAAACCACAAGAAAACACTCGTGTAGACGAAGATCCGTTTGCAGGTAATGGTCAAATTGACATTGATGATTCGGACCTTCCTTTCTAATGGGAACGAAACCAGGTGGATAATGTAAACAATTTGTAAACAAAGGGAGCTGAAAAGCTCTCTTTTCAAAGGAGGTCTTACACAGTGGAAAAGCAAACACACTTAAATGCTGTAGGTGAAATCACAGAATTGATCTACAAAGCTACACATGAAGAAGATGAATAGTGGCACAAAGGAGAGAACTTTCTTAGTTCTCTTTTTCTTTAAAAATTTTTTAGAAAAAGTTGGTATATTTTTATAGACAAGTACATAGAACGCATGATACAGTGTATACAGATGATACAGACAAAGGAAGTGAACCTAAATGAAAGATCCAAACCGCAAGCGGAAAAACGTATACATTCAGGATGAACTATATAAGCAAGTTTCGATTGAAGCAGCGAGGAAAGAAATCGATAAGGGTAGAGTGATCGAAGAAGCTCTTAAGAAATACTTCGGGGGTGATGAAAGGCAGGGGTAAGCAATGGAGTTTTTCAAGAAGTTTTTCAAAGAGAATTGGCATGAGTATGATACGGGTGAACTAAGCGTGTTATGTCCCTTCCCTCATGTTGATGAAAAAGGGAATCAGTATTATGAATCCGTTCCAAGCGCACACATTAACGAAGAAAAAAGCCTTTTCCATTGCAAAGTGTGTGGTCAGGGATTAAGTGAAGCAAATTTTCTTAGTAAGGTTCAAGGAATTAGTTTCAAGGACGCATTAATTCTCTTAAAAGGGATGCAGGAACATGGGAATGACGATTGGACCAAGGAAAGAGAACAATTCCTATCTAATCCTGAAGTTATACAAGGTTGGTTCGACTTAGGTCTGAATGAGGACACGCACCACATTTTACAGATCGGATTTGAAGGCAAAGGTTTTAGTTTCCCGGTCTACATATATGGAGAACTTCTAGATGTCAGGAATTATTGTCAAGGCCGAAAACCTAAAGTCTTAAGCCGTGGGGGATCTGCTTTACCAAAGGGAAAGAAAACACTTCCTTATCCGTTTGATTTATGGAGAGAGGATGACAGACCTACCCTCCTAAATGCAGGGGAAAAGGATATGGCAATCGCACGGCAACATGGATTCAACGCTTTAACCTTCACAGGTGGGGAACAGGCTTTTCCGAAACTGTTTAAACACAGCTTTAAAGGAAAAAGAGTTTACATTGTCTACGATAACGATCAAGCCGGACATGAAGGTGCTCGTAAAATTGCAAGTTTACTCAAAGATGCAGGAGCGATCCCTCATGTTGTAACCGGACATTATGAAGTATGTACCGGAAAGGGAGAAGATATACATGACTTCTTTCACAAATACGGAAAAACTAGCGAGGATTTACAGAAAATCCTGGATGAAACTCCTGAGTTCACCGAAGATGAACACCGTGAAGAGCAACAGAAGTATATCCCACTCGTCACCATCGAACAATCCACCAAAGGGCAATACGCAAATAGATTGGTTAGCTCAAGAATATCAGTTGTGGCAACGTATGAAGAATCGTACCATGTTCCGGACTATGTAGAGCTAACGAAAATGCACACCGACGACAAGGCCACAATGCTTATAGGTGAACAAAAAATATTCTCCTTAGATGAAGAAAACATCAAAGACATTCTACACCTCATGGATTCAGGTCTAAAGGAAGATCAGATTAACGCAAAACTAAAAATCTTAGCAGGAATCCCACCGAAAGAAGCGCATGTTCATACTTTGCCGAAAAGTAGGACAAACGTATTTAAAGCGGTTGTCATGGATGACCTGGAATCAGGAAACACAGGAAGCGGAGATAAACAGACCATGCGAGAGCTGTTAGTTTACTCCATCGGAGAACCACTGGAAGCG